AAGGAATGTCCTGTGGGTTCTTTTTCCATTCTGCAAGAGCCTTGTCTCCAATCGCCCCCTTATATGGACAAGGAGTTCCTGCCATTAGCATAGCGTCAAACACTCTTGCATCTTGACACATAGTTGATACTGCCGCTACCTTCATACCCATACCAAAAAGAGATCTTGCAAGTTTTAACCTTTCACAGTTCTCATCCGTAACAGTGATACCAGAAGCAATTCCAAGGATTTGAGTTTGAACTCCCGCGCTATAGGCTGTTTTACATACATCTGAATTGTTTATTACAATAGATGGTGATGATGCGGTCGGTGGAGTTTTATCTATAGTAACAGTGCCGCTAGATACGGTAGACACTGTGTTAGTTTGTGCTAAAGCAGAAGTGCTAATAATTAAAGTAAGAAAAAGAATCGTAAACAGTCGAAGCATCTACTTCTCCTTGCTATTTTGATTCCCCTCCTGTGTAGATTCAGTTGCCTTTTTATAAAAAATTATAATCTCTTTTTGTTGCAGTATAAATCTTTTAATTTCTTGCATATTTAATGCAAGCATCTCGTAAGTTTTTGGCGTTATAGCATAAAAAACAAATTCCTCATTATTTTGTTCTTTCTGTATTTGTGCCAAAAACTTTTGTAAATTATCCTTATTTACAACGTCAAAATGAAGTTTATCTAATAATAGAGGTTTAGGATCGGAGGGGGCGATAATCTTATTCTCTACGGGTTTAGAAAAAACATCTAATTTTTTTACAGTATCACAAGCAGTCAGTAATAATACTACACTACTTACTAGGAGTAGGTTTTTTAGCACCAGAAATCTCCTCAAGTTCATTAATCAAATTAGTAGTTCCTTGATTTATTTTTTTCTCCATCAATGCGGGTTTTGCTCTACTTAATTCTTCTAAGTCATGTCTACGAAGTTTTGAAGAAAGTTTTTTATATCCATCCTCTGCTTCACTTAATTTATTTTGTAGATTACCTACTAATTGTGCTTGTTTTTGGAAGTTTTCTTCCATAGATTTAATTGCTTCTTTTTGTGAAGAAACAGCTGTCTCAAGCTTTGCGTTGTTTTCATACAAGGCAGCAATCTTAGCCTGAGAATCTTTGTAATATAAAATAAAGCCTCCTGCCATTACTGCCATAACAACAAAAGACATAATTGCTAATTTAAATCCCATAGAGTAATTCTATAGGATTTAAACTTCGCCGTCAAATTTTTTATTAAAATCTTCCAAGAAACCTTGCAATAGGGTGTACAAAAGGAAGTAAAGATAACGCCATAAGTAAGTTCATACCGGTATGTGCCATTGCTATTCTTAGCGTATCGCCCTTAGGCATTCCGTCTGATACAAACATACCGGCTAACCATATCGTTCCTGTTGTGCCAATATTTGCACCTAATACAGCTGCAATAGCAGCAGGTAATGGTACTGCTCCTGAAGCTACAAGCGCAATAATAGCTGTTGTACTTAAAGAAGATGATTGCCATAGCAGAGTCATTATGATACCGCCGAGGAACATCCAATAGGGGTTATGAATAAAATAATTTAGATGTTCTAAATTACCCATTGATTTCATACCACCCGAAAACATTTTTAGTCCAATGTAAAAAACTACCAAACCCACAAGAGCTGTGATTACTGGGTTACCTAATTCCATTTTTTTAACCTTTTTAATTAATTTTTTTGTGTGTTCCATTATGAGATATTTCTCATCCTCTCCACAAGTCTTTCAGCTCTTGCACCAACTTGACGGTACCAACGAGAATCAACCATTTCATCTGCGGCAGCATTCCAATCTCTTGCGTCTACCCCACGCTTCATTCCAGCAAACTTGGAAAGACGTGGTCGACCAAGATTGAACATCATATTAGCAATTATTTGCTGAGCTTCTTCTGGCAAATTGTCAAAGTCTGAGTAAAGGATGTTGCAGTCTCGCAAGACTGTTTCGATATCCGATTCGAAGGCTTCAGCGCATCTGTCAGCATCAACGGGGGTCCCCACTGCAAGTCCGTGTTCTGGGTCTGATTCCGTAACCAGATGACCGATACCAAAAGTAGGATAACCGAGATGGTCCAAATAAATTTCATGTACTACCCCTTCGTCAATTTCAAGTTGTTTTCTAAGTTTTTTTGTGTCCATTTATCTTTTCCTTTATAATGTTATTTTCTTATATCTATTAACATATATTTATATTTATTAGTATCATATTCTAATTTACGAAAATTTAATTCATAAATCATCTGCTCTAATTCAGAATTAGAAAAATCTTTTAATAATATTTGTTTATGTTTTTTAATCGTATTAAGTAATAGTACAACAGAAGGAGATGCTTCTTTTGTTAAATCTATTGAATGATAAAAAGGTATAGGGCAAGTATTTAAAAAGTCAGTAGAAAACTCATCTAAAACTAATAATTGTCCTCCTGGTTTTAACGCTGTATAACATTTATGAAAAGTTGTATTAAAATTAAAATATTGTGCAGATTCTTGAAATAAAATTATATCATAAAATTCGGATTCAAGTATCATAGTATTAAAATCTGCTATAGTTACTCCTAAAGAATTAGGATATTCTTTTTTATCAATACTAGTAACATCATAACCAATATCTCTTAATTGTTTAGCAGTATATCCTGATCCTCCGCCTATCTCTAATAATTTTTGTCCTTTAATAAGGTGTTCTATTAGTAAATCAGTTGAGCGTTGTTGATTTTGGATTATAGAATTATTGTCATATAATAAACCATAATGAAGATAATAAGGTTGTGGGCCTAGTTCTAATGATAAAACAGCATTATATAAATCTAACTCTCGATTCATTTATTTTCCTTTCAAGGAAAATTTTGGTTGATTTTCCATCCAATTAAAAAATTTTTCATACTCTGATAATAATTTTTGGGTTAAGTTAGTTTATAGAAATCATTTTTTGTAACTGATTGAATTATATACCTTTTTTTTCCAAAGTTTTCTTCTATAATAATCTTCTCTATCTTCAAACATTTCTTCTCTTTGCTTTTTAGTCTCTGATAAAACCCGTGAGTCGTATAAAGTAGTTTTCTCTTTCCAATTATCTCTTTTAATAGGTATAACTTGAACTATTGGAGTACCTTTTTCTAAAAGTATTTCAGAGTTTGGAAGTAAAGAAGGAATAACGAAAGGAAAATTTACTACATTTTTATACCTATCCGTATCAACTAAACCAACTAAAGGCATAATCATTGTATCAAATCTATTAGCACAAGGCAAAAATAGAGTAGAATAATTAGGAGGTGTTTCAATTCTCCAAGGATTCATAAATTTTATGATTGGTAAATCTTCAAATGGAACTCCCGGAACTTGGGTTTTTGGGTGGGTTTCAATAGGTTTTATTCTATCTAAAAGACTTTTATGAGAGTCACTTAGATATCTTAAAGTTATTTTATTATCAGAATCTCTTTTAATAATTAAATCTATATGTAATAAAAAAGTGTATCCAGCTGTCATTGCATCAACAAATGGAATGCATTTTTTTACTGTCTGTACGTTGTTTTCTCCATAACCAGGAAGGTTCTTAAACCAAGAAGGCATAAGTTTAGAACTTGGAATAGGAGGCAAAATATAATCATCAGGTAATTCTTTTACCAAATGAAATTTTATTGATCTTTCCATTCCTTTGTACACTCACATTTTTTGCAATCACACTTTTGCCATTTATCGGTCATACCTACTCCTATTGATTCTTGACAGGATGAATCATAACAGTGACATCTATGACCACAACTATTACAATATCTTTTTTCACCTACCATAATACATCTCCTATAGTTATTTAGCACATAATTCGCATAAACAATGCTTACACACTACAATTTCTCCTAGTCGTTTATCCCAGGCGTTATTTACTTCTTTTTTTAAAGAATTACCGCAATGAGACTCGTGTCCGCAGTTTTGGCATCTAGTCATCTACGCTTAATACCTCTAACATAAGATTGAGATTTAGGAGGAGATTTTTTTGACCCTTTTGGTCCTGCCCAGTAAACTTTATCAGCCCAGTAAGCAGCGCTCATTTTTCCTTTTGCAATGTTTTTTGCATGACGAGCTTTAAAAGACTTGCGTGCTTCGGGAGAATAATTATGACCCATAGAAGAATCACCAAAA